AACTGGTCATCATAGTTACGATCGACTTCACTTGTGAAAGTGAGTTCGTTTTCCAAGACCATCAACGCTTCATTGGTGATCTTGGAGATAGTTAAGAGATTATTACTCATTTCTATTTCCTTAAAGAAAAATTAGGTTTTACCTGACTTTTCCAGCTTTCCTAGCAGCTTTCCATTGAGCATAAGTACCATGAAATTGACCATCTGAGCCAATCGGAGTATCTATTGCCGCAGAAGCTGCCTTTAAAGGCTGAATCGGTGCAGGAGCTTTTGATTTCTGAGCAACAGGTTTAGCTTCTTCCTCTTTTGGCTCTGCTTTTTCAAACATTGCCTCAAGTTTCCCTAATTCACGTAATGCTTTAGCATCAGACCACTTTGCAAATCTCTCTCCAAGTTCTTCATTACTAGCAATGTGATATAGGATTTGTGGGCCTACATCACTTTCAATAATTGCTTCTTTTACCAAATCACTTACTTGTGTTGGTGAAGATTGAATCATGTCTTGATAGTCCGGCGTTTGGGCGATAAAACTTTGTTGCTTTGCATTAAAAGCCTCATAAACTCTTTGACGCTCGGCTTGCACTTGTTTTTCCGCTTCTTGCTTTTTGTAGTCTTGAATAGCTTTGTCAGCAGTCCATTCGGCTAGTGCTTTCGCATAGTCGATATTGCTACTAAATTGGTCACGTTGAGGCTCCGGCTCGTAATCCTGTGCCTTTTGGGGCTTAGGAGCTTCCATTGCCTTTAGCTTTTCTTCTAATTCTGACGCCCGTTTTGATTCGGCTTCTGCTCTCGCTTCTGCTTCGGCTCTACGTTTAGTCAATTCAGAAAAGCGTTTTTCTAATTTGGGATTAGGTTTTTTAGCTTCTTCTGTTGCTTTCGCTTCTTCTTCGCCTTCTTGTCCACTCTCACCATTAGCATCAGTCGGCTCTGCTGGAGTTTCCTCAACAGCAGCCTCAACTGGCGCATCATTGGCAGCTAGACCAAGTTTTTGTGCGTAAAAATCGGCTGAATTTTCGCTTGTTACAGTTGTAAAACTACTAGGTACTTCTACTACTTGTGCTTCTGACATGGATAACTCCAAGGTTTTAACCCTGTGAACCCACAGGTAGGTAAAGTAATCTTAATACAAATGTTGTTTATTTACAACTATATTGCTCTTTCTGTTGCCTCAGCATTTGCTAATTTTGTTTGCCCTGAATTGATGTGAGCAAGAATGAGGGCAATATTAGCCTTCATCTGCTCAATTTCTTTCTGAGATTCAGTCTTGACAATAGTATCTTGAGCCATTGTTTCAGTACGCATTTCGGTATCGTGAGCCTTAGTATGCTGACGCATGAGTTCACGCTTAGTTTCCTCGCCCTGTTTAAATTGCTCGATAGAACCCTTATATTTAAGGTCTAACTGCATAGCTTGCATCTGTTGTTGCATCTGCTTAACTTGTTGTTGAGCTTGAGCAATCATCATCTGCGCCCTTGGTGGGATGTCAGACTTATCATCAATCTTAGCCAATGGGTTCATAGAAGCTAGACGGTCAGCAATCACATCAGCGCCAGGGAAGTCCATATTTCTAATAAACAAGTCACCAGCTACTTGCATCAAATTAGGGTCTTTTTGGAATAAAGGCATCATGGAATCGACAGCCTCTGCTCTCTTAGAGTTATAGCCTGGGCCTGTGTCCATTACTACGTCATATTCGCCAACCGTTACGTTATTGACTACTTCACCGGCAGCATTACGCTCGTTGATGGTAATCATTTCAGGCTTGCCGTCATCACCAATGATCCGCATGACACGTTGGGTATCGTAAATATGGGGTACAAGATCAAGAATAATCTTGCCAACCATACGGATAGAACGTGTCAAATTGTCGTAGAAGTTGTAGTTTGTTAGGTCAATCTGTTGTTGCTGACCATTCAAAGCCTTGCCTGAAATATTGCCAGTAGGTTGCTGATTTGGGTCAAATACGCCTAATACAGACTTCAAGTCCATATCAATCTGACTTAATGCAGCAATAACGCCTGTGGGCGGTGCTTCAGGCTGAATACGAACTGGGGTAGCAGCAGGACGTCCATCAATATCTGTCTGTTTATAACGCAATACCGCAGTTGCTTTAATGTTTGCTTGCGCCCATTCAGCTTCGTGTCCTTCGTCCTGACCTTCGGCAATCAGCCATTTTGGTTTAGGAGCAAGGGCAACAGACTCAGTAATCGATGTAACCCAAAAGTTATACATTCTTTGGGAGTCTTTGCTCATACGGGTAATCCCGTACTTCTTATGCTTGTTCTCAACAATCAGTTGATTGCCATAAACAGGCACAATTGGAATGTATTTGCCAGGCCATACACCTTCTTCAAGGATAGTATTGGCAGTCAATTTAATCCATTTAATGCGTTTTCTAACGGTTTCACGTCTATCAATGATGGTTAGGCCAAGCTCATCTAGCTCATCTTTGCTGACGTCATCCTCATACATTTCTGAGTTATCGGATAGCTTTAAAAGATTAGTGTGCTCACGGTCAACGTAGAAGTATTCGGCAATCCGAATGTCCTCTTTCATAATCCATTCAGAATCCATATCCCCTGTGCCACGGGCGTGAAGACTATCTTCAGGGGCGTTAGGGTACATATTACGGAATACGTCTTTAGGGATGACCTCAGTAACCATCACCTTTTCTGCGTCTGAGCCATCAGGAAATACTGAATTTGGATCGTAATAAACAGTAAAAGGGTTACGAATAGGGCGGATATAGATTTCTTGGTCAAAACTATCGTCACGCATATAGTCTGTTTCAACCCGTAGATAGCCCCAACCCATGCGAACTGCATATTCAAATGCGTGGTCATAGGCTTGATCGGCATCGGATTGGTTCTCAATATGACGGCAGATACCCGTTAAAACCTCGGCAATCTTCTCATCAGATTGGCTATTCATGCCATGCACTTTAATTCTTGGGCGTTGCTGACGTTGTTGATTGCAGATTTGACGAATTGCTGCGTCTAGCTTATTGATAGTCAAGCAAGGGCGAGCTTCTAATGTACGGCTATTTTGTATCTCGACAGGCCATTGGCTACCGCCTGAGAAATTAAGGTCTTCTAAGGCTTCTGAGCGATTATTGGAGTCCCAATCGGCTGATTGACGTAAAAACTTCTTAGCCTCGTCAATTCGTGGGTCATAATCCATCATTTCATTATCTACATACTCAGCCATAATTAGCCCATCCAGTTAGAAGGTACGTGCATTGTGGGTCTTGCTAACTTCACTTTGCGTGGTTCATTAATCATTAATCCAATATATCTAAATGCATCAGCCCCATGCGAATAGCTGTCATGTAACGGCTTTTGACTAAACTGTTTCGTGTCGGGATCAACATCATATCGATAGTGACGCAAACATTGTAATCCTTGATGGCAATTTTCTCTATCAAAATAACACGCTTTGAAGATTGTTCTTGCAGCATTAATGGAATCGATTATCGGTGTTTTGCCAATAATTCGAGTGTTATAGCCTGCATTTCTGACGATTTCTTCAATAGAACGCCCATTGGCAGCTAAAGTCTTATTCTCTGCGTCATGGGGTAGCCATAAGGTGTCATAGACATAGCCAAAGGTTTGCATCTTAGCCAGAATGTCAGTCATTGTGGTCTGAGTGGTTTCAAAGTATCGAATAAGCCTTGTTTCCATGCCAATAAACTGCACAAACCATACCGCAGTTGCATCAGCCCAACCAAGGTCAAACACAGCATGGACAGGCTTGGCTGCATCGTATGGCACTTTGGTTATGCGCCCCTCTAAATCAGCTAATGTCATTTCTTTGGCAAAGATAGCGCCATCCACAGTCTGCCTACAGATACCTTCCCAAACGGTGTTATAAGACTGTGTGTCCCTCATTTTGAGGGCATCTTTCTCAAGCCTTAATACTTCAGGGAACCAAGGGTTATCTGACCAGTTGACCTTTTGAACTACGGCATTTTCAGGGGGGTTTACGACAAATCGCTGATACGTTTCGTCCGTTTCAAGCTCAGGATTAAAACAAACCCAAATCTCGCTTCCTTCTTTACGGATTGTCGGGATGAGAACGTCCCACGATGTTTTGCTAACTGTTTGCGCTTCCTCGACCCAACAGTAATCAACACCCTCGAATGATTTAATGTTCGCAATGTTATTTTTGAGTCCGGCAAACGAGAATTCCGTACCATTCGCACCCCGTATTGAAGTCTGCGTAATCTCATAGAAGCTCTCAATCCCAAGCGCATAGATTTGGTCGCTTAATAATTTGTGAACAGATTGTGAAATGGAATTTTGATACTCACGAGCACATAGAACACGAATAGCTCTTTTGCCACCCATAAGAAGCAAAGCCCTAGCAATACACCAAGACTTAGCTCCACCCCTACCGCCGTAATAGACTTTATATCGAGATGACTTAAATAGACCTTGAAATTTGACAGGAAACTCAGCTTTGGCGAGAGCATCCTGTACAACATCAGACACCGACTTTAGACCTTAGTTGAGCAGTAGCCAAATCTTCTAGCAATGTGTCATGCTTTGGCGGTTCTACAAATACAAGCTGAAAGCCAGGAATGACGGCCTTACCATCTTCAGTTTCAATCGTGTTCGCTTGAACTGGCTTGCCATCTACCCGATCCATAACTTCTCTTGCCGCAGCAATATTGCCATCCATTGCATCATCAATAAGCTGAGTAACAATCTTTTCTAGCTTGTCAGGATTCTGAATTAAGTGACGCTTTAATTGATCTGAGAATAGCTTGTTCTTGGTAGCGTTCTTGTTACCCTTCATGCTTTCAGCAATTTTTGCGTTTTTACTTAACTCAGTTTCCATATTATTGATTATAAATACGTTTTGTTGTATTTACGCAACACCTGTTTCTTCGTTTGTTTCAGCAGGCGCTTGAGCAGCTTGGAATTGCTCTGTTGCATCCTTATGTAGCTTTGCATGGAACTCAGCGACTACTTCCATAGGTAGCTTACGTAAGCCAGCAAGGATGAGTTCTACTTCTTGTACGGTTAGATTGAGAAAATTAATCATTTTTTACCTTTCTTGGTTGTTTTCTTTGCTTCACGTTGCACATTAAGAGCGATGGCTACTGCTTGCTTTTGGGGCTTGCCAGCTTTCATTTCTGCTTCAATGTTCTTTCCTACTGCCTTTTTACTAGCGGATTTAACTAATGGCACTTTCTTCTCCTTAATGATGGTTTTCACTACTTTGGTGTTTAACTTCTCGACTTTCTTTGGGAAAGTGTGTTGTTTTTTTACAACACTTGACCGATCCCATAGCTCAGGATTGTCATTAATTGTGATTTTTGATTTAGGAAATGGAAACTCATCGTATTTAAGATGAGGCTTTTCTTCAAAAAATAAAGACTTTAACCACTTGAGCATTTACTCCCCCTTTTATTTATTAACAATTCCAGTTTTTTAGACTAGCCTTAGCCCGTTCAGCAGGGCCTTTAGACTTCTTTACTACGCCTTCCATTCTTGCACAAAATGATGCCTTACGACCCTTATCCTTCTCAGTTTTTGGATTGGGCGCTGGGGCTTTCAGATTGCTACCATTCTTAGCGTTGTATTCAGCCCTACCCTTGGCGGTCATGCCCGCACCCTTGTCTGTAGGGTTGTAGGTCTTACCTTTGCCGGTAGTCTTATGTGCAATAGGTTTATCGTGTGCCATTATTTTTTCGCAGTCTTGGCTGATTCTACAAACGCTTTAGCCGTAGGTGCGCCTTTACTGCCAGGCTTACGCATCTTCTCTACGGGTTTACCCTCAGCCTTTTCACGCTCAATCCGAGCCTGTTTTTTATGAATATTGGCATATAAGCCAGGTTTAGTAGCCATCATTGTCCTTAATTGTTAATAGCTTCTTCAAAGCAAATATCTTGCCAATCCATAATAAGATACTTAATGTTCTCATGACGATATTCTTGGAATTTTAGATATTCTTCTTTGGCGTCATCGTTCATTGTGCCAAAGCGCACTCTTGCGCCGACTTGAATAGGCATTTCTTGAAGTTTGCCATTGATCTTTTTGCCTGGGCCGACCGCAACTACTGTCCCCATATTCTCAGCTTCTTTGTTATCAACGATAATAACGCTACTGAGGACACGTACATCAGGCTTAACGACTATCTTGCTACCAAGTGGTTTTAAGATAAAATTGTTATCAGTCATTTTAATATTACCGTATTAAATTGATTAAAAGCCCCCTAGTTTATTACCGTATTCTAGGGGGTTTTGCTATTACATACCGTCTTGAGCGTGTTCTACACGTTTGTGGTCGTAAACAACCTTTTCAGAGCATTCGCCCTTCATTTCGCCCAAACGACCATCGTGCTTGCCCATGTGTGAGCCTTCACGCATACCAATGCCATCAGCCTTACCCATAGCAACGCCACCGGCAATAGGAGCTTTACGCTCACCTGTCATATCGCTTGAAATTGCGCCTTTAGGAGCCTTAGCACCAGTTGTAGATGGAACGCCACCCATTTCTTTATCTACTTTAGATGCGCCAATCTTCTTTTCGCCTGAACGATCAGAAGCGCTAACGCCTTTTGGAAATTTCTCTCCGCTTTCACCACGAATACCGTAACCCATAATTTTTCCTTTTGCAAAAGAACCTACACCATGTAGGAATTTATATATTAAACCTATTTTACAATAGGATCAATTGATTTTAACAGTCTTTCTGCTGCTTCTTCATTATCAATTCGAGCTAATACTCCGCCCTTCCAATTGGCAATAAACTTGAGTTGGTCAGGGGTAAATTTCTTATTAGGGCCGTCTTTGACCTCGATTAATAAGGTGTGTCCTTCGTATGCACATAATAGGTCAGGAATCCCATGTCCTACAGTATGAAGTAAATAAACATCAGCACCCAAATCACGCAATTTTTTGACTACTTGTGCTTGATTTTTATCGACTTTTTTGGCATAAACCATTGTTAATTCACAATAATCAGTTAAGATTGCGTAACTTTATCACAAAGGGATTTTATGGCTGGCTATCATTTATCAGATGAAGAATGGATTGCAGAGTGGAAAAAAATAGGCAGCCCTCAAAAATTTGCTGAAATTCATAAATTTGATGTACGGTCGGTTTATAACCGTAGGCGTTCTATAGAAACAAGACTTAATGTTGAATTGCCATCATTTAATGACCAAAGAATTGATTTAATCAAAAAGATACAACAAACAGATGGTCACGTTCGCAGAGGAATTGATTTAGAAAAAGGCAGAATCGTTGTGTTTTCTGACGCTCATTTTTGGCCTGACATTACCACCACAGCTTTCAAATCATTAATTGAAGGTATTAAAGAGCATAAGCCTTCAGTTATCGTGGCAAATGGGGACTGTTTTGACGGAAGTGGTCTATCAAGATTTCCTAGAATGGATTTTGACAAGTTGCCAAGCGTAAAAGAAGAATTAGAAGCCTGTCAGCATTATCTTGGAGAGATTGAAAAAGTTGCTAAAGGGGCTAAATTAATATGGACGATGGGCAACCATGACCAAAGATTTCTAGCTTCTGTGGTGCAAAATTTGCCTGCTTTTGAGGGTGTACCTGGTACACATTTAAAAGACTATTTCCCTATGTGGAATTCTTGTTGGTCATTTTGGGTCAATGAGGATACTTGTATAAAACACCGACACAAAGGCTCTTTTGGGGCTACTAGGGCTAATCCTCTTGCGGCTGGCACAAATATGATTACAGGGCATACGCACCATTTATCCGTGTTTCCAGTTGCTGACTATTCAGGCACAAGATGGGGTTGCCAAACAGGAACATTAGCAGATGTTAATGGCCCTCAATTTTCTTATACTGAGGACACAGTTAAAGATTGGAATAGTGGATGGGCTTTACTTTCTTTTGAAAGAAAAAAGTTATTAATGCCTGAAATTGTGAGAGTTTGGGGTGAGGATGAAGTTGAATTTCGTGGAAAGATTCATAGGGTATGAAAATTACGCCCAAAATTCTTGAAGGTATTTATCTGACGCTTGCAAAGTGTGATCCTTTTACTAAATGGGATTTACCGCCTAGCGAACTATGCCGATTTGGTATTGTGGACGATCATTCAGTAATGGCTACTTATGAATATGATGAATCTATGTCTAAACCGCATATATTTAATATATCTAAGGCTCGTTGTGGATTTTTTGATACTGTAGTTAGAAGTATGGCTCACGAGATAATTCATTGTTCTCGGCATAAGTCAGGTAAATGGAATTTGCATGATGCTACCTTTAAAAGGCGCAAAATGCTTGTGGGGCAATGCCTTGGTTTTGACGGTCACGAATTGTAATGAGGCGTTAAGCCGTCAATGTAGGACGCAGTAATTGGGTAATTTTACGGCTTTCTGACCCATTGCTAGTAACTGCCAAATACAGCCTCAAGTTTTACAATTATTGCTTTTTGTAAAGTATAAGAAACATTATTGTAAAGTTTTACTTATCTAACAAATCATCCATTTCTATACCACGCTTAAATAGCTCTTGTCTTATTTTACGCATAGCTCTTTCAATAATTTCAGATACGGCTTGTGGACTAATATCTAATTCGTCAGCAATTTCTCTAAGTGTTTTAGATTCTTCATTCACTTATTTGCTTTTCCAAGTTTCTGATCGACTCTCTCCAAGAGCCTCTCATAGGTAATTCCCCATTTATTTTCAAAACCTTTTGTACCCAATCCGTGAACACCAAGGTTTCCCCGATGATGCTCTGGGCATAAAGGCAACACAGGGGATGTAGCCCGTTTAGTTCCATATCTTCGCACATGATGGAGTTCTGCCGCTGTGCCTTCAATCCCAAGGACTTCGGAGCAGAGAATACATCCAAGTTCTGCAATCTTGTTAAGTGCGATCTTTTCACTTTTACTTGCCATTAACTGATTTCAATGACATATCTTCAATTTCTTGTGCTAAATCAGTAATATCAATAGCAATTTCAAATGCAGCTTGAGCATCATGTTTTAAACAAGCGTTGTACCATGCACTTGTTAGCTTTACTAAAGCTAAATAGGGTTCTGCGTAATCTTTCATGATGTCATTCTTTCTATTTGTCTATTGTTTGCTTGTTCTGTACGCCATGCTTCAAAACGCATTTTGGCGGCTTCTAATTGCCATTTAAGCGCTTCAGCTTGTTCTGTTGCAACTCCAATTGCTTTGCATAAATCTTGGTACTCTTGCGAACGATAAGCCTCTCGTTCTTGAGCGCCCAAACTTTGTTCACTTGTTTCCGCCATTTTAATCGCTTTAAGAGAACTTTTAAAACACTCAAGTTCCGCCAACCTACCCTTGGCTGCCGCAAAATTTGGCGCTGTTTTGAAAATAAAATCAATCGCATCATTTGGGTCATAGTCTTTCATTTAATTTTCTCGCAAATTTGAGTCATAAACTCAATCAATTTATCAGGACTGTATTCTCTTTCGTATTGAGTGCATCTGCGCCCAGGTTGCCCTGTAATTCCACAAATAGTTTTCCACGGCTGCCCCCCCTAATCGGTATTTCAGGTAATTGGTCAAGTGTAATTCCAACAATATAAAGATGTGTCCATTTTCTAGCCACATGACCAAAATGGTATTGGTCAATAAGAATGGTAAAACCACCAAATTCATCAGGAAATTCGCCAGGCATGGGTAATGGCGCTTCTTTCCATAAACGACTGCCTTTAGGATGTTCTAATACACCACCATTTTTACGCACTTTTTCTAATGCAAACCAAGCCAAATCTTTTTCGTCTGGGCGTGGGTTAGCCATGTGACTTAAACGACCCCAAGCACGACATGGTGGATGAGCAATCACAGGGTAATTTTCATTAAAGTTTCTTGCATCTCGGTCAATGTCATAAACATCATAGCCTGGTAACTCTTTGTAACGACTGTCTTGTCGTGCAAATAACACAGCAATCATTTAAGGTTTAACCATAAACCAACTTGGGCGGCAGCATAGCCAACCCAAATTAAAGAGTTAGACATAGACCCTTTATAAAACTGTAAAAGGCCAACCACTAAATACCCAAGCCCTGTCGCAGCGACAATGTATTTTTCTATCAAAATGTATATCCAAACGTATCAATGTCTTTTTCAAACAACTTAGCAACTTTTTGCTTTTGAGCATCGTTGTAATAAGACCTATATTCGTCATGGAATGTTCTATTGACCAAATCTAAATCAATGTGAAAATCCACAATATCTTGAATAACTTTAAAGTCTTCTTTTAAGTTTTCCTGTGTTAACAAATATGTTACACCGTCAGGAATCCAATCTGCCTGATTAGTTGTAGTGGTGAACCAATGTAATGTGTGATATTTCTCAATATTGTTTAACCATTGATTAAAGCTAGGAAACTCATCTACTAGATTATTGACTTTACGAAAGTTTACGCACCAAGCCGTTTGACCATCACGAGCAAAAGTATAAAAGCTCACTACTCTATCCCAAGGATTACGCACAATTGCAAAAGTTTTATTGGTAGGCAAAGTCTTTTTAAGCATTGGCAGACTTTCGTGTGATCCAAAAAATACAGGGTCAGCCTCAAAAAAAGACTTGTTTTCTGTAAACCATTTGACTACGGCAGTTCCGGCATTTTTAGGAATATGCACAAATGTAATGTCGTGCTTAGGTAAATAAATAGCGGTCATTTGGACTCCCAAAATATCTCATGTAAGTAATACAAAATTGTGTTAACTATCATTTGCAAAATAGCAATACTGCTTGAAACTAGAATCATGCCAGTAATTAAATAACTAATTGCAAAAGTGCTTGTTGTTCCAATTACACGCCAAGTAAACGTTTTTATTAATGATTTACTTAACACCTAAATTTTCCCTAATCTTTGTTGCGCTTATAGAAGTAATAGACTCATCAAAAGTTTCTTGTTCTATTTTGTAGCCTACATCACGCCCATAGGTAATATTTACTATATTTGGCACAACTTGGATATAGTATTGACCTTGATACAAAGGGTCTAAATCTCTAATGATGTTGTCTTTTACTTGTTGTAGGCTAAAAGGATTGCTTTGGTTCCATCCTTGACAATCCCTTATCTGAATCACTACTTGCCCAGTTTTAGCAAGACTGCGCTCAAACAAAGCACGATGGCCTTTATGCCAAGGCTGCCATCTACCTAACATTTGTACGGTTTCGTTCTTCCAATCAAATGTTGGACGCCTACGATTTTCAATAATGTGATTACCTACAAACTCAGCCCATTTTTCGCAATTCTGTTCTGTGATACGGAAATCATAAACTTCAGGTGGCACAAAGGCTTTATTGGTGTCATCAAATCGACCGGCATCAATCGTGTCCATCCAAATAGTCCAATCGGCTTTGAAGTTGTTACGCATTTCTACAAGTGGAGCTACAAAATCACAAATTACATAGTCACCGCCAGCAGATAAAGCAAAATCAGCCATTCGAATGCTTTGACGAATTCGACCTTCTTTAGAAAAATCCCAATCATTGTATTTTTTTCTCACCTCATCTGCGTTAAACCATGTGACTTTACAACCATATTCACCAATGTGTTCATTTAAGGCCCTTGCATAAGACATTTGACCATATTCTTCTAAATAAGCCTTTAATGCTTGAGCAAAGTATGTTTTGCCTGATCCAGGCAAGCCCATAACAAGTATTTTCATTTGTATATATCCACAATAATGTGTATGCGATCTTCTTGCCCATTGTTTTTAACCATGTGCAAAGCCTGATTGTTAAACCACCAAATCTCGCCTGCGTTCATGTGTACGCTGTCAGACCCAGCAGTAAAGGTAACGTTTTCATTGCTAGTCACAACCATGTGATAACGGTCAATTCTTTGAGCGTATCGACCCTCATCAATGTGATAATCAATGACTTCGCCCGGGCGTAAGTTAGCCACCATGACACGCCCTAAATTCTGATAAGAAAATTCGTCTAATACTGCATTAAAAGTTTTAGGCAAATAACGCTGAGAAAAGTAATCTACACAAGGCAATGAGTTGTAAAAAAATTCATAAGTGGCATCGTAACCAACAGGTTGAAAGCGCAAAATAATATCTTGCACAGCCATGTGTTTTAGCGTGGGATCATTCCTGCGTAAGTTAAGCCAATTCCACAAATGCGTAATTTTTAATTCTTTAACAACATTAGATGGGTCAAAAGTACCCATTAATTTGAAATTATCCATCCCTCTCCCCTATTTCCAAGTTTGTATTGCTCTACATAATCAGCTAAATATTGCTGCAAATTTGGACTGTTCTGTATATACAATTTAAACGGTTGCAGCCCCCACTCTATTCTATACTTAATTAATTGACGCACGGCTGATCTGTGCTGAGATTCTTGCTCGTAATTGTGAAAAAGATTCTCCTGCATATGGTGTCAATCCCAATTCTTTACATTTCGCTAATGTTAGTTCGTCAGTAGAATACCAAGGCAAACTAGGCTTTTTCATTTCTTTAGGTGTTAAGTCTAATTCATCTTCCCAACGACCTTGATTTAACCAGGTGGCAGGGTGGGGGATGTATTCTTTATCAGTTTCTTTGAGCCGCCAATATTCAATGTGATTTGGCAAAGCCTCTAAAACTTCAGTCTGTTCCGCCTGACTTAACCTTTTCCAACTTTTTTCTGCTTGTTTTTTTGCTACTTTTCTTGGATAAAGTTGCCAAAACGTCTGAAACATTGTATTTTTCCCCAGTTTTTTCTTGCACGATCGCTTCTACTAAAGTTGCTATTAATCCTTGTTGCATCAAAAATCTTGTTCCTTCTTCACAACAATTGACCTCAACATCCATTGAGCCATCTTTATTATCTTTTATTTTTTTAACTGTAATTTCCATTAGCGTGACCCATACAATTTAATTTCTAGTTCTTCTACTTGACGCATCAACCAATAATTCTTTTCTTCCAAAAAATGTATTTTATCTCGAAGCCTTTTTATTTCAGCATCCATAAAATGATACATATCGGTCTTATCTTCTGTTGTAAATGATGTCATATTTCCCCCTAACTTAATATAAAAGTTATCGTTCCCTTTTGGTGGACAGACTTAGCCCACCTAAGCCTGCCTTTACTTGTTCCCATTCGGAGCCACAAGACTCGTCAGACGTTCAAGGAATCGGCTCTGACTTCGCCACCGACTTGTGTGCTATTACATCCCTTTCCCCCAGTAGCACTTACGTCTTAGTCGCTGGTGGTGGTGAATCCCCAACTAAGAACGGACTGTAATTCTAATCCAACTCTACCATTTTCTGTAATCCAAAAGTGTTGCTTTTAGGCAACAATTCAGGCCATATAAACAAAGCGAGCTTTGGAAACATGTCTTGGCGGTTCAAAAGACCATGTGACCGCTTTTCTAATTCGGCAGCAATTACGACCAATCTATCCATCGGAATTCCATTGGTACGCCATTGCGTAACGGCTGAAGGGGCTATTTTATAGATATTGGCAACCTCTTTTGTGCCACCCAAAAGGTCAATCATCTGAGCATCTGTCAGTTTTAATGTTGTGTTCATACAAATATCTTAAATACTTTTCATTTATTTTACAAGGGTGTTGCAATTTCTTTTTAGAAGGCTTAATATGATCTTACTACGATTTGTAGTGATAACTAAGGAAAAATCATGGATGAAATGGCACAGGTAATGCAAGACTTTGAACAGCAGTTAGAAGAAGCCCTTATGGAGCTTGAAGTGGCAGACGTTTCTCAAAAAAGTAGGGATGTTATTCGTCACGCTTGCGGTAAACCTTACCCAAGTAATGTGCATTTAAAAGATTTGTTTGTGGACTTTGGAACGATTTTTGGGGGAAAGCAATGATTATTACAGAACAGAAAACAGAAAACACCGAATTTAGAAAAGTAGAGCCAGGTAATTATCTTGCTCGTTTATTTTCTATTATTGATCTTGGAACACAGACAACCGAGTGGGAAGGTGTTGCAAAGCAACAAAGAAAAGTAATGGTTACTTTTGAGTTGCATGGGGATGATAAGAATGGGCCATTAGAAATAGATGGTAAGCCTTTAGTCATCAACAAGCGGTACACCCTCAGTCTTGGCGAGAAAGCCACGCTACGAGCCGATTTAGAGGCTTGGCGAGGCAAGAAATTGAGCGATGAAGACCTCAAAGCGTTTGATTTGACTAAATTGCTAGATAAATGGGCAATGGTTAATGTCATTCATAACGAATATAAGGGTAAAACCTACCCCAATATTAGTGGGTTGAGCCAAGTGCCAAGTCAAATTAAAGAGTTTCCAAAAGGCGTCAATGAATGTTTGATGTTTGATTTAACCAAATATCCGACCAACTTTGACAAGGTTTGGCCTTGGGCGCAAGACATTATCAAGAAATCTGCTGAGTGGGAAAATTCACAAAGCAAACCCGTCAACACGATAGTGGATGACGATATTCCGTTCTAGAAAGGAGCAGCAGTATGAATACCCAGTTTAAAGATGTAATTAACCAAAAGACAGAGGCAATTATTACTGACTCATTCCATGTGGATGAAGAAAGACAATTAATTGCAATGACACCTGAAGGAATTAAAAGCATCATTAATACGGTTATTTCTGCTGCTGCCGATTGTGCAATAGACGATCAAACACGCAATGAAATACTAAAACTAGGAGTTGTATGATTTGTCAAAAGTGTTGTTTTTTTGCAACAAACTCATTTAATGATCGGATGGGGGTTTGTAAAAGATACCCTGAAGAAAGAAATAAATCGCACAATGATTGGTGTGGGGAATACAAAGCAGAAAAAGAAAACAAAATCGTGAAACCAAAAGGGGAAAAAATTGTTAATCAAGGAAAACAGTAGCGAGTCAGGTCATTGGTATCAGATAGACGGAAGCCCAGCTTACACCGTCATTGGTAAAAGCACCGGCAAACCAAGAAATACAACGGTGCGTGATGCTCGCACTATGGGTTTATTGCCCTCAGTAACGACTGTGATTGGAGTCGCAGCCAAGCCAGGGCTACAACGTTGGTTTCAAGAGCAAGCCATTCTTGCAGCGTTAACATTGCCCCGTTTAGATGGGGAGCCTGAAGATCAATATTTAAGTCGTGTATTAGACGATAGCAAGGCTCAAGGAAAAGAGGCTGCGGAGCGTGGCACTCGGATTCACGGAATCATTGAGTCATTTTTTGAAGGAATATTACTTGAACAGATACCTACATACTGTCGTGCAATCGAGAGCGTTTTGGATAGCCATTACGGTAATCGTTTATGGAGTCCTGAGCGTAGTTTTGGGGACAGGCGAGGATTTGGTGGAAAGGTTGACTTATCTTGTCGATCCGATGACATTACTGGGTTTCCTGGGGCTATCGTAGATTTCAAAACAACTGAGAAGGACTTAGACAAAGTAGATATTTACTTTGAGCATCAGATGCAGGCCGCAGCATATCGAGAAGGATTGGGTATGCCAAACGCCAACTGCGCTATTGTTTATGTCAATGCACTTACAGACCAAGTTAAACTAATAGAAATAGCACAGCCCGACTTGCAAAAGGGATGGGATTGCTTTGTCCATTTATTAGAGTTTTACCGTATCAAGAATAAACTCGTATAATGGATTTGGGGTAGTCGTAGGAGTATTCCCCCACATCCCCTTTTACTCCTTCACGATACGGCTACCCCACCTTTTTGTTGCATATAAACTACATTTTAAATATTGCTTGCATATTAAATTAAGATAGCTTAATATTCTATTTAACAGGTCATTGACACTATTCAGCTCTATGGCTCGCAGAGATTTCAGACTAAAAAGACTTTGACCTGTTACTTTTTTTATAGGGGGATTTATGAAACAAATTTACATTGATTGGATTGGCGTAATTTTGCTAGGTATGCTTCTTGGTTTAATGTTTGGTTGGGGGTTTTAAATGAACAATGAACCAGTAGCGTGGATGGAATTGTATTTTGGAGAACCTAATAATATTGCATGGACTAACGCTGAATTAAAAGATAGTGGTGATGTCTATAAAACTATTCCACTCTACACCCATCCAGCAAAGACACAAGAATTGCTTAAAGAAATACAGGAGTTGAAAGAAAAATTAATGATGGAAGAAGAAAGTTATATTCTTTTAGATGAAGAATTACTTTGTGCTAAAGAAGCAATAAAACAACAACAAGTCAAAATAGAAGTGTTGAAAGCAAAGACACTAACAGATGAGGAAATAGTAAATCTGTATAAAGAAACTGAAGCTGACAATGGCGGAATTAGGGAATTTGCTAGAGCAATACTAAGAAAGGCACAAGAGAAATGAGCACTCGTAGCTTTGGAATGGTCGGTAAAACCTATAAATCAACGCAGGAGGCGTTTAAAGATGCAGAATATGCTACGGCTATTATTCGTCCTAGCTCTAATAGTATGGACGGTATTGGGGCTTTTTTGGGGGCTATTGTTTTTTTGGGAATTTTTGCTTATGGTTTTTGGATAACCATTAATGGCAACTAAAGCATTTAGCCAGTTTTTACACGATAAATATGATAAGCCAGCTAGGGATGCAGTCACAGCCTACGTTAAAATGAAATGGGGCTTAGATTGCAAGCCTAATGAAGATCAGTATGCAGTTGATTTAGTCGTTTATCGATCAGGAGAACCAACTGGATATATTGAAGTTGAAGTTCGGAATTGGAATCGATGTGACTATCAAACCATCCATATAGCGCACCGCAAAGCGAAATTACTTCAGAATAATCTGCCGACTCTATTTTTTGCTTTAACTGCGGACTTAACCCATGCGTACTGGGCGAGCGCCTCAATAATTCAAAATAGTCCATTAATTGAAGTTCGCAATTTTGAAGTGCCGGAAGGGGAAATGTTTTACGATTGCCCCATCAGCGAATTCAAATATGTGGATTTAACCGAACCTTTTTAATACTTACGCATATTAGGCAAAGGTGCTTCTTTTTGGCTTGCCTGGTGCGGATGGTGGGCTTTTTCCATAGGCAAAGCAATGTGTTTATCTAGCTTTTGCTCTAGGCGCTCAATGCGGTCTTCTGTACGATGCTCAGAATCTTTAACATAGTGACCCTTAGGTGACTTGTATTCTTTGCCTTCAATTTTAAAATTAGTTGCCATTTGATTCTCCAATCATTTTTAATGCATTTTGTTTAACATCTTCAACTCGTTTGAGCCAACCTTTGCCAAATACAGGAAACGTTTTAAGCGCTTCATAAAAGCTAATTTTACGCTGACTAAAGGCTTCTACAATATCTTCAGCCTTTTTTTGGTCTAATAATTGCATAGTGCGTGGCCCAATTAAACCATCAGGAACGCATTGCATAGCTTCTTGTAACAATTTTATTGCTCTGCCAGGCCCCATATTGACCGCAGCATCAAATAAACAATAATCCACGCCTGTTTTTAATTGGGGCGCATAGCAAGCCATCCAATACTTAGCCTTATACATAGGCGCAACATCATCAGGGGTTAAGTCTTTCATAGTCTTAACGTCATGCCCAACCCATTCTTCCCATACACTTTTGGTAACGCCTAGGTTAGTTTCACCGCCAGGATCAGCAGGATTATTAACCCAACCACCTTCAGACTTTAAAACCAACTCCAAAGACTTATCAAAGTTGGCGTTCATTTAAGACCCATTTGCTCATTGAGCCATTCTTGCAAGCTGACTAATTGTTGGGTTGTTTCAGCGCATTGTCCAATAAGTATTGAGTAGGCGGAGCTAACATCAATTGGCTTGGGGGTGATGCCTGAATTGGGGGACACGCTGCTGGGATTGGGCTGGTGCACCCCATTAGCATAATACTGGCGCAACAAAGCAAGTTTCGCATCATATTCCTTTTGTATTAAGTTTGTGGTTAATTCTTGTTGCTTTTTGATTGATTCGACATGGGCTTCTTGCGCTTTGGCGGCAATTTCAACCGACTTCTTATACTCAATATATCGTGAATAGCCCATCCAATACCCACTACCAAAGGCAAACATACATACAGCGCTAATAATTGAAATTTTGACATAATCTATCATTGTGGTTCTGATCCCGACATTTGTTTGGCAGCTACGGAAGCTGCGCCTGATCCTGACACAATGCCTAAAGCGCCAGCCAGTTCTGTAAGGCTAATCTCATGCCCTGCATAAATTAAATAAAGAGCAGCAGAAGCAACCACAATAAAGCCCAAAGCCCAAGCCCAACGAGCAATATCATGAGTTTCATTATCTTTTCCAGTAAGAATGTGAGTTAATATTTCGTTCATGGTTTAATTTTAAACCCTCTATATTTATCATCCATAGCTAATTGTTTTTCAATAATTGCTATTTCTTTTTTGTTTTCAAGAATCATATTGCGGTTTTCTTGAATTTCTTTTTCAAGGTCTTGACGTAATTTTTCTCTAGCCAATTCAGCGCCGCTATTAGTAGCTTGTTTATTGTCGCTAGTTACTACTAAACTAATTTTGCCATTTAAAATGGTTACTTCATTAGTCAAATTAGACAATGATGACATTAAATACACTACACAAGAAAACAATAACGGCAATACTGCAAATGTTATTTTTTCAATTAATGCGCTTTTGGGAGATATATGTTCTTCATTCATTTTGATGTGAAATAGTGAATTATGAAACCTACAAAACTAGAGATTGCAGATACGATTGCCATGCCAGCCCACAAGCCTCCTTTGGATTTGTTTGCCAACTCCAAAAGTTGTTTAACGTCATCACGCAACTCAGAAACTTCTCTTTCCATTGTTTCCATTTTCTGCCACATTACCCCAATTTTTACAGGATCAATATCAGTCATACTACGCTTTCATAATGTAGCAAAGTGCATAGTATTGTGGGGTATTAGAACCCGATGAAAATACAGAGCCTTGAGAGTTAACAGAATAAGAATTACCAGCACCAATTACAAAAGAATCAGTAAGGTTTGGTGTGCCATTTAAGCCATTACATAGATAATATCCGCTAGGAATAGAACCTTGTGATCCTGACCATAAAATTACAGAGCCACTAGGAATTGCAGAACCTGATGAGGTAGAAGTCGGAATTCCATACAAATTATCATAAGTAGCAATCGTAGCGCTTGTAGAATCTTGCAATACAAACTTATAGCTATATCCTGAGTTTAGCCAAATCTCTTGTGGCGGACGCCCATCAACACCCAAAACAATAGGATTAGCATTAGCAGTTGTGCCACTAGATGTTGTGTAAGTCGCTAAAGGGGTGCTTGAGCCAGCCTGATAGGAATACAAAAGACCGCCACTTAAAGGCAATCCAGTAGTGGTAAAGAATTGAAATCCATTACCGATTGGTGATAGTAAATAAGCCATTATGGTTCCTCTGGGGCGTTAACTGTTGATAATAATCCACGCAAACTTGTGACAGGCAATTTGCTCAATCTTGGTTCTAATTCCGGCGCTTTGCCTAATCTCATCATGTCGGCTAAATAATTAACCCCACCTTTTCTTAAAGCATTTGAAATCTCACGAGCGCCAACTGAGCCAGCAGATAATGCTGAACCCAAAAGAGGGGCTTGTTTAATAGCTTGGCTAGATAAAATTGCTGTTACAGGGCCAACAGGTGCAAACTTACCAACAAATCTAGCTACTGATTGTGCGCTACCACCTAATGCTTCTTTGCGGATAGCTTCTTGTTCTTCAGGCGTAAACATACGCATTTTCTTTTCATTTTTAGCTAAGTTGCGTAATTGCTTTGCCATAGACAATTCTGTTCCACCTTGCGTATATTGGCTTTTTTCCAATTCAGCACGATTTATCATATCGTCAAAAATCTCAGCTTTTTTAAGCCTGCTATAAGAATTTCTAGCATCTTTCCAAAGCTCCGAACCTTCTTTAGATGGCGAAATGACGTGATCTTGTGGTGCGTTCATCACATAATGATCAAAATCATCTTTTAAATTTGTTGCCAACATTTTTTCAGTAGGGTCGGTGCTTGCTTGAGCGTTTTGAATTAATTTTCTTAAATTAGTTAGTTTTGTAAAATCTTTTGGAGTATCAGGATTTTTTAAACTACGCAAAGCAAGAGAAATCTTTGGATACGGATCGGTTTCACCTGGCGCTGGTGGCAAATAACCATGTTGTTCAAGGTCTGACTCAATGTTTTTCATTGCACCTGAAAATTTATTAGAGTCAAATTGAATGCCTGAGTTTTTAGCTTTAGCATATAAATTAGCTGTATTAGCAGCCAATTCTTCAGCAGATGGCACATTAATGGCTTTTTTACCTAATCGAACACCTGCTGCGCCACCAGTACCCATAGCGGCTAATTGACCAACAAAAGGCAAGCCTGTCATTTCAGTAACAATTTGACCAACGGTTGCAGCAGGAGCAGCAATTCCAGCTTGTTTTAATGGTTGTTCTGCCATTGATTTAGCAAAACTTTTTAAAATAGGATTTGTAGCTTGTTCTGCTAATTTTGCAAAAGCAGGAATTTGACTTCCAACACCGCCCATAGCTCCGCCAACTGCCTCTAATACTCGTTCGCCTCGATTTTGAGCTTCAGGCAAACCTGCTTGTGTCATATATTGAGAAGCAACTTGACTAGGCATACCTAATTGTGGAATATTTGTACCAGCTAACTTATTAACGCCTTGTGTTGCAGCGTTGATGCCCGTATTTAATACGTCACCAATAGGCAATGCCATTGTTCCCACAAGCGAACCTACTGGGCCTAATGGCGCCCCAGCAACAGCGCCAATTACTGAAGGTGCTGCGCCTCTTGCCAATAATCCTGCGCCACGACCAGCCGTAAATGGTGCTGGTTCAGCAAATGTCTGTTCTTCTGTTGTTGTAGGTTCTTCTTCAGATAAAAGACGGCTTGCTACAGATTGATTGCTTGTTTTTATAGGAGAAAGTTCACTACCAACTACTTTATTTACATAAGCAGTCGGATCAGTAGACTTAAAACCGCCATAATCAGCCAGAGCTTTACGATAATCTCCACCATGTTGTTGTGCCAAATGATTTAAATAATAATCTGCTGCTGCCCTAGCCTCTTTTTTATCAAAAGCATTAAATTTCACGCCCCTTTTGTGCATTTCTGCAACGGTTTCAGGCATAAATTGATAAGGCCCCATAGCCTTAGTATCTTTATTAATAGCGTGTTCATTACCTGAACTTTCAACTTGCATTAAGTTATCAAGTATTTTGGATGGAGTTCCATAGGTTTTATTAATGTTAAAACCAATATCCTCATCATCAGCAAGTCGTTGCGCTATTGTTGGCATTATTCAATCCCTAGTTCACGCATTTTTTTAGCTTGTATCTTTAATGCATTTCTACGATCTTCAGGCAAATCTCTTTTGTATTTATTGTATTCTTCATCAGGAATATCTTGAAAAAGAATTGGATTAGCAACCTGATTAAATTCCATTGCTTTGCTTTGATACAAATCAGCATTGTTTTTAAATGGCTCTAAGAACTTAGCTCTTGCAGACTTTCTACGCTCTAAACCAATTAATTGATCGCTAATCTTACGAATAGCCTCAGGTTGAATCTGTGCGCCAGGAGTTGCCATCTGAGCAATCGCTCTAGCCATATCTGTACCAGCAGCACCCATCTGTAAAATGGCAGAGTTTTTCTTTAATTCGTCAAAGTTTGCAGCAGATTTACTATCAATTCCTAATAGATCAAGCACACCACCTAACAAACGAACTTGATCTGCACCTGTACCAGTTGTAGTCTTTTTAGATAAATCTCTAATTTTTTCTAATGCTTGAACACGCACAGGAACAGCATTTGCTTCATTAAAGGTTGATGCCCAATCTTCTGTTCCAGCTTTAGCAGTTTGACCTAATACTTGGCCTTGAGCTTGTGTTGGGTTGGCAGGCAATGTTGCTTGTGCGCTAGTTTGAGCGCCGCCACCAGCTTGACCACCACCCATTTGACCCAATAATTGTTTTGCATCCCCCAAAATTTCAACTTGGTTAGTAACTGGGTTAGTTCTAACAAGCTGACCGGCAGCGTTAACTTGAATACGTGGGGTTTGCAATTCTTGTTGAGCAAGAGCGCCAACACCACTTGTAGTGCGTGTTTTTAGCAATTGAGCAAAATCTTGACCTTTAGATTGGGCAAAATTCATTAGCTTTGCAGCATGACTATAAATTTGAGGTTTATATTCTTCGCCCATGTAGTCAATTGCTTGGTCAGCCTGTTCAGTAATGGCTTTTTTAACCCTGTTCTGTAATACAGAATTTTCAGGATTTCTTTGCAAAGCCAAGACATCTTCGTTAGTAGCCAAAGCATTAAAGATGTCATTTTTGCGTTGTGCAATTTCAGACTTACCTTTAACGGTTTTAGCTTTAGCTTCAGCAACAGCAGCTTCAGTTTCAGGCCCAACAGTTTGAGCCTTTTTATAAATATCTAAAAATGAATTCAGCGTGTTTAGGGATTTCCCTAAATCAGGTGTTTGTGCGCTTAATCCTACTGATTCTGCCATTTTATGCTCCTGTTGTTGGTGTGCCAGCAGCCTGTAATACATTAGCTAAGGTGTAATTCTGATAACCGCCACCTAATGCATTAGCTCCTCCAACTAAGCCGCCGCCCATTGCTGTACCAGCCGCTTGTTGAGCGCCACCAATATTGCTACCGAATTGCGTACCGCCAACCGCTTGATTAGATGCAGCGCCTTGACCAAGGCCTGCAATGTTACCAAGACGGTTATAGATGTTTTGGTTTTGAGTCTGATAGTTATTAAATGCGTTTTGGTAAGCACCTTGAGCATAGTTTTGGGCGTAGTTTTGAGTAGCCTGTAGAGCATTACCGCCTACTAAACCACCCAAAGCATTGTTTTGTGCATTTAAAGCATTTTGACCTTGTTGCAATTGGAAAGCATAGTTAGGAGCCATGTTTGCATTAAGACTTGCGCTAGTAAATGGGGTTGTAAGGCTTCCGTAGCCCTGTGCGCTAGTGTTACCACTTGTACCTAACAAATCATTTAAATTGCTTAATGCTGACTGTCCTGCGGCACGATACGGTGCTTGCTGTCCAACCAAAGTATTAAACATATTTTGGTTAGTTTGAGCAGCTTGTTTAGCAGCATCAGATTGCAGATAAGAGCCAGCTAAAGAGCCTAAAGCGCTTAATCCGCCACCTACAAGACTAGCTGTACCTAAAGAACCTAATGCGCCTCCTAATTTACTGCCAGCAGCGCCCAAACCAGCTTTACCGGCTGCTTGGCCTTTACCACCACCTTTAGTGCCACCCTTGCCACCACCCTTGGTTCCGCCTTTTCCACCGCCTTGAGCAGAGCCTTTACCACCACCTGATACGGCTTTTTTGCCTTGACTTGCAACAGCACCTTTACCACCACCAGTAGCAGCATTTTTGCCTGTGCTTACAGCACCACCTTTACCTCCGCCACCACCACCGGCTCCGCCTTTACCGCCACCACCACCACCGCCTCCACCGCCACCACCTTCTAAAGTGGCAGGAGCATAGCCTCCTAAGCGTTTTTGAAACGCATTTTCAGGCAACATCGTAAAGTGGTCATAGCGCATAATTAATCCTAATCCAGCAATTTTGTAAAGTGCTTCTCAATCAACTTATATCCTAAATGCTCAAAAATCTTAGTATGGTCTAAATGAACCTTACAGCTAATATTGATTCTATTAACGCCATACTCTTTTAAACACTTTTCAGCTTCATTAAACAGTTTTAAACCTACTCTGCCCTGTCTTTCGGTATTTTTAATAAAATACACGTCTTCCATAGCAGTCAAACAATCCCAATAATGCAAATGACGATATACAAAATAGATGATGTAACCTATTAGTTCACCATCTTTTCGGCAAGTTAGGCAAAACAATTCGCCAATTTCTTGCAACTCCAAATATCGGTCATAGTTAGGGTTTAATCCAAAACTCTTTGTAACGCTTAATTCTTCATAATGGGATTGCAACAATCCCTTCATTTCTTCTAAAAAATCACCAAATTTTTCTTCTTTATATACATATTCACTCATTTTAGTCCCTTAGATTCAATTTACAAGGGTTTTCAAGTATTGTAATAAGGCACTTTATACTGCTGGCCGTTTACAGTTACTATGATAAAACCCACAGGTTTAGACGGTAAAACACCTTCACCTGAAGAAGCCGTAGGGGAACTACTAAAATTTAATAAATTCAAAAAAAACTGTTGCCACGCCCTTGTTGGACGTTGCGTGTTTCCATCCAAAAACGCTGATTGCGGATATGGATTTTGTTGATTTGAACCGTAAATATTGCTCAATTTTCAGCCCCCTGACCCTTCAAATTTGCTGACACAATAACGGCTTTAACTGGGTCGGTAACTACGACCTCATAGATGCGATCCCGTGACCATCCCAATCTACGCCATCTTGCACGATTATTATACTTTCCTTCTGCGCCAATGCTTGTCCAATGTTCGTTAGACCATGTGTTTCCACCGTCTGATGACCAACGTAGCATTGCCTGTGGGTTTACCCCAAGTGGGGCAAAGTATGTACCACCGGCAACCGCTAAACCAGCGATAGCAATACCAGCTACAGCACTTGTTTTAGGAAGGGAAGCAATGCCGTTTAAGCCGATTCCTGGCTGAAATTGAATTTGTAATTCGTCAAAGTATTGACGTTGTAAGTCTGATACTAAATGAGGACATCTACGCAATCTGCGGATTTCTTGTCCATCATCGGTGTAGTTGTTAGGATCAAGCTCATAAACCTTACCATTTTGCCAATCACCTACCATAATTAGCCCTTGGAACTGGGTTGAGCAGTTACCACGATGACGCTGATATTGATTAAAGTTATCAACATAAAGCCATTTATGCCATAAGCCTGTAGCAACGTCATAAGCCCATGTCAGATTGATTGTTGGGAACGTTACTACATATACTTCGTGACCTTCTAATTGATAATTCCAAGCAATAGCGTCATCAATATATTGATTGACTAAGGTGTTTTCTACGGCATGGGTAGAGATTCTGTCAGGCTGATAGCCCTTCATCATCATAATTTGCCCTTGTCCACGACTGTTTCGAGAAACATAAGCAAAAGAATTGCCTACACGAGCCACCGAGAATTTAGCGGCAATACCATGTTGGGTGTTCGTGCCAGGAATCCGTTGGAATGGGAAAGGGAACGAGCCTACGTCCACCCAAACCTCAGAACTTGCCTCGCCCAATAAATAAAGTTCTCTATGGTCAGCAATAATAGAAACTAGTCTATCAGGTGAGCCATCTTTACTTGAGAACGATAAACCCGGGGTAATCGGGGACAAAGGTGCAGAAGCAGCAAACTGTTGTGTGCCAGGGTTGTTGTAGATAAAGTAGTTATCAATGGTATCTACTACATCTGCGCCTTGAAACGCTCCGTCACTATTTGGCAATATAGAGAAGTTAAGAGCATACATAGACTCAGAGCCAATAGTAATAGAGCTATTGCTAATTGTGTATGTACCTGTACCGCCTGCGCCCGTACCAAATGTCAATGTAAGGGTTAACCCTGATCCTGAACCATTAGTAACTGTGCTGACGTTATTAGTAGGGTAAATACTATATTGACCATTAGAAGCAATACTTATTCCTGTAACCACGCCACCTGATACGCTTGTAACAGTAAATGATGCAGGCTGAGAATATATACCGCCCACAACGGTTACGGTGTCGTTTACAGCATATCCTGTACCGCCTGATACGATAGCGCCCGACAATACGATTCCTTGCCCTAAAGCCGTAATAACGGTCTGTAATGGCACTCCCGTACCATATATAGTTTGACCAACATATAACGTGCCAGTAATGGCAGTTACAGTCAAAACACCGTTAGCAATAGAGCCTGTAAATGATGCAGCAGATGCACAAGTATTCATCTGCGTAGAAGCAACAGTTTGAGAAATATTGATTGTGTAAGTTCCTACGCCACCTGACGTGCCAGTTAGCTGATTAAGAATAATACTTTCAATATTGACGCCAACACCAAATAAATCTTGTCCTGCGGCGATTGTGCCACTTAAAACCTTGGTGACTGTTAGAGTCGTACCACTTACAGAACCAACAAAAGTTGCGGTCGCTGGGTTAGAAATGCGCCATGTATATCTATGAACGCCATCCACAATATAAACGTTGACACCATTATCAGTAATGCCAACCCTACCTGTTGAAGTAGTTAGTTGGCCAATAATAGAAGATGTAAAGTTAGACGTTACAACATAGACATAAGGCCCACAAACGGCAACCATATATTGACCGCCTGATATTCCCCTAATTCCTCTAACTTCTTGCTGATTTTGGAAAATGACTTTGGTGGTTAGTCCTGGGGTGGGATATAAAGCAATAACTCCACGATCCCCTTGGGGTTTCGTAGGATCAACTTCAGGGCGCCAATTAATACACTCTTGTGCGTCTTGAGTTATGGATGGGGCTTCATAAGAAGCGCCTACAAATCCAAAGTCCATTGTTTACCTTATTTTACTGCTTCAACAAATGGCGTTAAATCATGCTCGCCATAAAACTCTGCACCTTTAGAAATTTGAATTTCCAAATGCTCTCGGTTACGCTTAACTGTATCTGCCCAATCTTCATCAGTCATATCTTCAGGTTTTCCTGCGTTGATAAGATTGACCGAATCCATCGCAGCAGAATAATCAGCCACTACTTTTTGTTCTTGTGTCATTTCAATCATTTTTATGCTCCTAATTTAGCTTCTAAAGCGGTTACTTTTGCGTTGAGTTCTTGGATTGCTTTAATCATTGCTGGTACTAAAAATGAAGTATCAACACCCCAAGGTTTATCTAATGTTCCATCTTCATGGTCTACACCAACGCAAACTGCATTTGGCACAACTTCATAAAGTTCTTGTGCAATAACACCAAAATCAACATTTTCTTTAGTATTAATCCAATCAAAACTGCGAATTTTTACAGAATTAATCTTAGATAACGCTGAAGGTGCATCTACAATATTTTCTTTTAATCTTTTGTCAGAAGTTGTTGCGTAAACAGTTGCAACACTTGTGGCATTAATATTTCCTACATTTGAACCGTTGTAATTAAAGTATGCGTAAAAAGGAGTTCCTGTAGATGGTGTATAAGAAGGACTCCAAGCAACTCCACCAGTAGCAGTAATAGAAGTTTGTTGAGCATAACCATTAGCTGTTGTTAAATGGAAAATACCATTGTTGTCCCACCAGCCTCTAGGATTACCATCACCATCAGATAACACAATGTAGTTACTTGCTGTACGGATGTCTAGACCGCCTTGATTGCCGTTGTAACGACCAATAATTGTATTTTTTGCGCCTGAAGTTACTGTATATCCAGCAGCACATCCTAAAAAAGTGTTGGAAGAAGCTGTTGTATTTTGACCAGCATTTGCGCCTAGAAATGTTTGACCAACACCTGTGCTATTTAATTGACCAGCATAGTGTCCAATATAGACATTATCAACACCTGTTGTGTTTGTATATCCAGCAACATATCCTAAAGCTGTATTAGTTCCAGATGGATTTGTTTGGCTATAAAGTGCTTGATAACCTACTGCTGTGTTATTAGAGGCTGTGGTGTTTGAGAATAAAGCACCTACACCAAAAGCAGAATTGCTTGAACCAGTAGTGTTGTTATATAAAGCAGGATATGAATTGGAACCGCCTAATGCAGAATTATAGTTACCTGTAGTGTTTTTATATAAAGCATAAGCACCAACAGCAGTTCCATCAATTCCTGATGTGTTTGCATTTAAAGTGTTATACCCAAGACCTGTATTTGTTGTTGCGCTAGCATTATTATTTAAAAGTGAATTTACGCCTAAAGCAGTATTTGTAGCTACACTGCTTGCACCCTTACCAACAGTAAGACCTGAAATAGAAGCATCATTAGCTAAAGTTAATGTAGTGCCGTTAAAGGTCATGTTGGCAGAATCTGTTAATAGACCGCCAGTTGTTGCATAGGTAACACGACCACTTGTTAAGCCTGTATCGGTCAGGCTTGTAAATTTACCTGTGCTTGGGCTTGTGCCACCAATAGCAGGAGGGCTTGCTAGATAGTTAGAAATGGCAGTACCAGTAATTGTTCCGCTAAATGTAGCAGTTCCGCTTACCGAAATATTAGTAGGGCTAATAGTGGACGCTTGGAATGTTCCGCTATAAACCGCACTATTAACGTCATTGAGCCATGAGGCATCAATAACGGTTTGATAGTTAATAAAAGTTGTGCTTGCCATTTTAAATCCTTATCTAAAGAAGCCGCCTGTGAGTATCCAACCAGCGTCACGACTTCTTGTATTACTTAATACATCGCTGTAACGGGCGGATTGAACTGGACGCATATTGGTACGTTTTACTGTTGATTTGCCTTGTGCTGCATATTGTTGAATCATTGCAATTTGAACTTGACTTGCTTTACCAAACATCGGCATTAATCTTTCGGCAAGACACCATCTAATTGCATTAATGTAGCCTTGTGGCAACAAAATAATGTCATTTAACGTTGTAAAACGAGTAAACAAATTATCAACAAATATGTGCATTTCGCCTTGGGCTGGATTAGGCCATACATACAAATTACCTAATGTTTCCGTTGGCTGATAATAAAGAGCTTTTGGCCAAGGGCCATTCAAAGTCTTTAGACCAATCATTTCGTAATCTTCAACATTCAGAATGGCTACTGGATAGTCCAAGCCACCATTGACAATCGGCTGACCATTAGAATTAGTATTAATCCTAACAAATGAGCTATTAATTGTTAGTGGGCGCTCATAATAAGCATTAATAGTGGTAGAAGCAACAGTCTGACTGATATTAACGGTATATGTACCAACTTCGTTGACGTTACCGCCTGCACCGCTATTAAAAGCGACAATCTTTGTGCCTGTGGCAATACCTGTGCCTGACAAGCTCATATTCATTGAAATGCCACCTGAAGCAATGCTTGTGACAGTTAAAGTCGTGCCTGAAATAGAACCAGTAAAGTTAGAACCAATTTGACCGCCAGGGCCAATCGTATATTGTGTTTGCCCTGCTGTTAACGGGAATATGATTTCATTCTTATAAAAGACCATCATATCTTCGTTAGACCATTGATCTAACATATCGTTAAGCATATCAAAAGCGTCTTGGGCTTCCTCAGGGGTAGCGACCTCGCCTGAAGCAATTGCTCCAATATCTTTTAACGCACGATTTATGATGTCAATGGGCTGGGTCATAACGCTACCTTAAAGGTTTCTGTACCAAGCCAAGGCGGTCTTACTTGTGGCAAAACAGCCTCAGATTGCTCTTGTAATCTTGATTTTATTAGATTTATAGCTTCTTTACTATCATTTTCAAGATATTTCACAACATCTTCTTCTGTCATATCAGCAACAACATTCATTGGCGTATTTAAAGTTAAATAGCCCTCTGTCTGTACGCTTTGATATTCATCAAAATAACGAACTTTAAAAATCTTGTCGTTCTGAATGTGGGTTTCTAGTATTTTCATTATCCAATGTTTCCTATGTTTCCTGTGCCAAGATCAGTTATAACAAAGTAAGAACCTAATTGGCTTGTGATACCGCTTGCAGAAGCTACTAATAACTGTAGTCTTGTCGATGCAGAAGCTACAACATAGCCTTCAATTTCAGCCATGTAAGTGTTACCGCTTGTTAGGCTTAAAGAGGCTTGTTGCGTGGTTGTAGCAGCGCCAGTTGCATACATCTGACCAATAGACGTTGTGCCATAACCTTGTTGAATAATCTTATAAGTGCCGTTTAAATTGGTAAAGTTGACCGCCGCAGAGTTACTAAAACTAAATGTAACAGTCTGACTTGCACTTGTAGAAAATACACAAAGGTATACAAATTTATACAAATTACCAGTAATAAGATAAGGTCTTACGCTAGATGTAAAGAATTGACCACCGTTAGCCACCGCAGCAGAACTAGCTAATTGCGCTACTTGTGATGCATTAATGACTTGACGGCCATTACCAGTAGAAGTATTGCCTGTGATGTATAGCAAACTACCATCAAATTCTTGCGCTCCAGCCGTAGCAGAAGTTAGTAAAGAACCACTACTTGCAAACTGAATAGGCGCTACGCTTGTTGTTCCGGCAGACGGAGCAATAAAGCCTGAGTGCGTTGTAGCAGTTAAATTGCCTGTAGATGGTACAAAACTTAACGCACCAGTTGTGGTTAATGCTTGATTGCTAGAAGTATTTGAACCAACAAAGCCCAAATAGAATGTGCTTGAGGATGACGATCCACCAGTTGTAGCAATGTTTGTAGCATTTGTAGCGGTTGTTGCTGTTGTTGCAGTAGTAGCTGTTGCCGCATTACCGCCAATAGATAAGCTAGATGCAGTCCCTGTTAATCCTGTGCCTGCTCCACTAAAGCTAGTTGCACTTAAAACGCCTGTAGATGGTACAAAACTGAGCTTTGTAGAGCTAGTGGTGGCAGGCGTATTGCCTGTCGTTACAGCAGAAATGATAGGATAAAAGGTCGAAACTGACGATGTATTGTCAGTAATACCAATATTGGTAGCATTAGTCGCTGTTGTAGCGGTTGTTGCTGATGTAGCATTTCCTGACAATGCGCCTACAAAAGTAGTAGAAGTAACGCTAGTTAAGCCAGCTAAAGTAGCGCTAGAACTACCCAAACTAATAGCCGTTGAGCCAATCGTAATGCTAGAGTTTGTCAACGCAGAATTAGGGATAGACGTTAAGCCTGCTCCTGAACCGCTAAATTGGGTAGAAGTAAATACCCCAGTAGAAGGGTTATATTGGAGTTTAGTAGAGCTTGTGTATTCCGTTGATATGTTTCCGCTTGTTTGGTTAGCAAACAAAGGATAACGAGTGCTATTTGTAGTGGTGTCATCGGTTACTGTCGCATAAGCCGTTGGATTAGTCCAAGTCGGTGCGCCTGTTCCATTAGAAGTTAAGACCTGTCCACTTGTGCCAACTGCGCTAATTGCTAAAGCTGTTGTGCTTGCACCATAGGCTATTCCACCAGCTACAAATGCTGAAGATTGCCCTGTGCCACCACGATTGTAGGCTACTGTGTTGCCATTCCAAGTTGCTGATGTGATCGAGCCAGGATAATCTAAAGTATTAGTTGACCACGATACATTTGAAGGTGTTGAGTCGTGACGATCCCAAGAACCTGCTGCTGTTGAATTATTTAGTAAAACAACAGTTACATAACCGCCTGCATTAATTGTTGCAACCACAGTAGATGAATTGTTGTTTACAGTAATCGTGCCTGATGATTGATTGTTATTAAATGTAAATGTTGCGCCATTAGGCAAAGTTGTTGCGTTAGGCAACTGGATAACTTGACCACCAGACCCTGTAATTAATAAATTTTGTGGTGAAGAAGCCGTTAAAGTAATAGTTGTGCCACTTGCAGCTTGGCTAGTAAAACCTTCAAACAAACAGTTAGTCGTAATGTTTCCATTGGCATCACGCAAAACTACGCTATTTGCACCGCTTGAGCTTGTTACGCCTGTGCCACCGTTAGCTACGTTTAATGTGCCAGCTAATGTAACTGCGCCTGTCGTGCTTGTAAATGGTGTAAATCCTGTTGTTCCTGCGCTAAATGAACTGACATTTGAAGGTAGTGAAGTCCATACAGGTGCGCCAGCAGATAATGTTAAATATTGCCCATTTGAGCCTGCAGCTAAGAAAGTCGTATTGTTTGCAGAGCTTTGATAAGGCAAAGAACCTGCTGCGCCACCACCTAAATTAGTTGCTGTAGTCGCTGTAGTTGCAGTTGTCGCTGTAGTAGCTGTTGTTGCAGTTGCAGCGTTGCCACCAATGTTTAAGCTAGTTGCTGTGCCTGTTAAACCTGTGCCAGGGCCACTAAACTGAGTAGATGCTGTGATAGTAGTGCCACCTACTGTAGAACCGCTTATAGGCGTTCCTGTGATGCTGCCACCAGTTATTGCAACATTGTTAGCGTTCTGCGTTGACATTGTGCCAAGACCTGTAACTTGGGTATTGGCAATCGCAATAGAAGTATTAGTAACGCTAGTAAGCTGACCTTGAGCATTGACCGCAAAAACAGGAACCGAGCTTGCAGAGCCATAAGTCGATGCAGATACGCCTGTATTAGTAATGCTAAAAGTATTAGATGCTAGGGTTAACCCTGTGCCTGCAAAGTAAGTCGCAGAGCCTGAAAATTGCACCCAAGGCATTGCCGTGACATTAATTGTGCCAGTTTGTGTTGCGGTGCAAACCCATCCAGTATCGGCTTGTGAGCCATTTAAAATAACTGTATAAGCGCCTGGCACTTCTGACCATACATCCATATCAACAGAACGAGTCCATGTGGATGCAGATGCAATATAAATGCCGTTAAATTGGCTAGAGCCTTGATTCTTGACGAGAACACGATCGCCAGCTAGGATAGTGTACCCATCAATCGTTTGAAGCCCTGAGAGCGTGATATTTGCTGTTGTAGCGACTGCACAAGCAGCTTTAGGGCCAAGACCTTGAGCTACAGTATCAACATAAAACTTATTAGCAATATCAGTATTAGAGCTAGGTGTGTTGCTAATTTGTCCTGTGGTGGCTGATACATTAGTAAAAACCCCTGTAGAAGGTGAATTAGCACCAATAGTCGTACTATCTATCGTGCTATTAGTAATGGTTAACCCTGATTGAATAGGATTAACGGTAGCGTAAAAAGGCTTATTCTGACCTATGAAAGTTTGAAAATTTCCATAAACGTCAAAATAAGCCTGAACAGGCAGTAGATTCTGATCTACTGTGCTGGCTGGATTAGCCATTGACTATCCTTAGTTTTGGTCAACCATCGGCATCACATATAGTGTGCCACTTGTTCCAATCGCTGTAATCGCAAAACTTGGGGGAACAGCAATCACCGTTGGTTGGGACATTGCTACACCCAACACAAAACTTTGACTGCTATTACCGCCGGTAGGCAATACTGCTGCTGGAGCCGTTGTTGTTGTGCCTGCAATAGCAGGAGCAATCGTGATAGCTACAGGGTTTGCGCCAGTATTTAAAAACCCACAAAAGTTAGGTTGATCGTTTCCGTTAGGAGTGATCGTTACAGAAGTAGAAGAAGTGCCACTAACAGTAATAGCCGTTGTAGGGCCTACAAAACGATAAGCTGATACGTTAGCCATGATTTATCCTTAAACGGCTGTAGTCGGCAATGGGCCTTCTGCACGAACAATTTGGAACTCATAAACGCCAGTTGCAGGAGTTGCACTAGCAGTAGCGCAGTTAGCAAACTGGATAGTTAATACGCCAGCAGTCAAGCAATCACATTCAGAGATGATGATGCCTGCTGTTTGGTTAGATATATAACCTTGAGCCATGATAATGTCGGTTGTTTGCAAACCAGGCAAAGTAAATGTTTGGTTAGAAGTGGTGTTTGGAGCCACAATAGTAGGGGTAATGCTTGGGGCAATATAAAAAGTTTCGTGTGAATTGCCACGAGTTACGGTGGTACTAGACATAATTTTTCCTTTGCAAAGGGGTGAGGTGTTGTAAAGCTACAACTATTTTACATCGTTTTGTTGCTCTCGCAAGTGATTTCCGAGGCAACCTACATAAGATTTATATCCGATGTGACCCATTTCAAACTCAAAGTTAGCCCATACTTTGCCACCAATATCTCGCCACCTTTGGCAAAAGCTAAAATCTTCGCTTAATCGATTGCCATCTTCTGTTTCATAAGGGTCAAATAATGGCCAAAACTGTGTTGAATCAGAGTTATTACTTCTTAATGTTTGACGTGGGAACGCTTCTATTAATTTTTCTACGCAGTTACGTGTAATCTTCATAAAGCCACCTGGCAACCCTGCTACTTCGGCTAGTCCCGTTTCGGGATCAATATCTACCCTATCAGGTCTTGCGGTTTTAACAGGCCAAGCTAAAACATCATTCTTTTTAGGGTAAATACCACCCACTAAATCAACAGGGTAATCAACCAATTTGACTAAATCGCCTGTTTTCCAAAATACATCGTCATCCACAAACACCAATACATCGCAATCTGAACGGTAAAAAGTAGCCAAAATAGCCCCTCTTGAGCCTGCAATATCGCTATTTCCTACGTCCTCAGCAAAGCAAAACTTGTCTTTGCGTGACAATAAATGAATTACGTCACCCATAAGGCAACGCATTGTTTGAAGATGAATCTTGCTTGAGTAGCAAGGAATTCCTACCATTACTTTCATAAATCCCCCAAAAGAAAAGACCCCTACCTTCTTTAAGGGTAGAGGCCTTTAATTTACTACAAATTACGACAGATCGTAACCGTAAACATACACGTCAACTGTGCCTGTAGCAGTAGCAGTAGCTACGTTTACATACAAGTTTTGTGCAGATTGGTTATAAGCTGGGCTTGAAGAAGCCGTAACTTTAACGTCTGTTGTTGCTGAGTTACTAGATAGCGCTGCTGCTGTCAAGATAGCGTTACCGCCAGCTTGAGAAGGCAAGCTATAAACACCCAAGTAAACGCTAGAGATACTTGCAACAGCAGAACCATTGTTATTTGCGTTAGCAGTAATAACAGAAGTAGCTGCAAAGTTAGAAGTGTCAATAACTTGAACAGGAGTGTCACCCAATGTGCCTAAGCTCAAACCTTTAGCAACTGCGATTAAACGCAATGCTTGGTTTGAACCTAGTACCTGTGGGTGGGTTGATACGGTACTTGCTGGGCCTGGATTTGCCATGATTATTTTCCTTTAAGTTAAGTTAAATTAAGCTGCAACACGGCAAGCAAGTTCAGGGTACAAAGGAGCCCAACCATACAGAACGTCCAAACGAGTAGGGATAGAGTCATTGTTGATGGTGTATTGACGTACTACACGCATTGACAGACCGATTTCCTTATCGCTTGCACGACCAGCAAAGTGAACACCCTCAGGCAACTCAAGGTCGGCTACTGCGAGAGTAAACGCATTGCGGTGCATGATGATGTTTTGTGGGCTAACTGCGCCTGATTGGTTAAAGTAAGTTACCGCAGCAGTAGAGCTACCTGATGGGATAGATACGTTTTGGAACTGACCGCCTGAAATAATAGCAGGGGAAACAGTTACAGAAGTACCTGAAACAGACTTAATAACAAAGTTACGGAGCTTGTTAGAGCCGTATGCTTGACGGTTTTGTGGGTTGACTGCATAAACGCCAGCGATCTGAATTACATCACCAACGTTAGGAGTTACAGTACCTGAGTTGGTAAATGTAACAGTAGAAGTTTGCGCCCAACCACTTGTCAAGAAACCAGCTTGTGTTGAAGTGTTAACTGTAGATGTGCCTGAGAAAGAACCAAAAGTCTGTGATACAACGTTTTGATCCATTTTCCAGTTCATACCAGCAGAGTCACGACCCATCAAGCCTTTGCGATACTGTTCGCCAATAGCTTCTTGTGGAACGAAAAGACCTTTCAAGCTGTCAACAATAGTTGCAGATGTAAATGGCTCAACGATGCAAGAACGGCGTCCGTCACGTGGAGCGCCTTCAGCGTCCAAGTAAGCAGCAGCAGTCAAATAGGTAATTAAACCTGTTGGAGGAGTACCAGCTACACCAACGATGTTAGCTGTGTTAGCAGCAGCAGTTACTAAGCCATCACGGTCAATTTTGTTGGCGATAGCAGCAACAGCAGGCTTCAATACACGATCGCTGAACATATCTAAAGACAATGCCAAATCTTGTGTTGTGAACTGTGTGTCAACGTGGAACTGAGTTGACAAAGTTACAGGTACAGAAGTTTCATTAAAGTCTTCAACGTTCAAAGCTGGGCCAGTAGTACCGATGAAACGACCAGGACGGCGTACGTTTACGGTGTTACCAATCTTAGCGCCAACTACAGCGAACTGGTCATCATAGTTACGATCGACTTCACTTGTGAAAGTGAGTTCGTTTTCCAAGACCATCAACGCTTCATTGGTGATCTTGGAGATAGTTAAGAGA